AGATACAGAATAAACCAAAGGGACACTACCGGTCCCCCAACTGAAAAGAACCTTCGGGTTAGGGTTAAATTGCCCGGAAAAGATTGAAGAAAGCCCGGTCGCTTGATTCCTTAAAACATCAAATTGCTTAAGGAGTAAGCTATTCCCTAAAACATCATCTCTTTTTATTAAAGGGAGCGTAAATGAGATCTTTCGATTCCCATTCCCCGCCGGCTGAATGGGCGCATAATTAAGTCCAGGGATTGGGACTTCCGTGAGAAAGATAGATTTTGAATCCGATATATCCCCGGGGATGACCGAAGTAGTGATAAACTGATAATTAGACAAATCGAACATAAACCATTGCACATTTGAAACAAAAACCGATTTACTCACGCGCCCCCCCTGACATATTCCTTGTTGTACTGTTCAAAAATCTGATCCATAACCCCTTGCCCTGCGGCTCTCCCTTCTTCCTCACTATTCGCATAGATTACGATAGAGGGGGTCATGTGGAAAACATTGCCTCCGGTGTTATTTACGGTACGTTGCGTATTTGTTGAGGCGGCGGCTTCAGCCGCGCCCATCCTGAATAAATTCGATTTCGTCGCGATTATTGTATCTTCCGGGTTTGTCTTTACGACCGTTCCGTCTGGCTTAACTATCCCGTCATCGATCGAATCGGAATACTCAATTGAAGCAGAGACAGGAGTCCGGCCAATAGCTGAAAGTCGGTCGGCCAATCCAAGAAGCTTGTCGCCTACATTTCCGGTGATACTGCCGATAATGTCAGCGGCATCACTTAAAAAGCTCAAGAACTTATCGAAAGACGGAGATTCGATAACATTTTCAATAAAGTTTGTCATAACCCGGTACAATGCCGCTACCCCGTTAGTCAAAACACTAAGAGCTCCACCCGTAAGCTTCCCCAACCCGGAGAAGAAGTTTTCCCACTTTTCGGATTTTCCGCCCCCGAACATGGCTTCCCATAATTCCCCGGCCACATCTGACAATCTTCTATAAAGGGATATCGCATCTTCAAGAGTGGCCCCGAAGTCAAAGTTAGAAAGGAAGCTTTGAGAAAAGGTCTTAGCCCAAGAAAGGATATCCCCGCCGATAGTCTGGAAGTTAGAAAGGAGAGAAGAAGCCAATCCGGAAAAATCATCTCCTACCCGGGCCCATAGCCCACTTAAATACTGGCCCGTATCGCCCAGCATGGCCTTTATAGCAATAGTCACCACCGCAATTTTAAATTGAATGACGCTTATAGCTTCTTCTATAGAATCAAATCCCATCCACGATAATAAATTTCCGCCGATTTGCTTTATGACCCCGACAAGACCGGTTACAGCTTTGACAACCGACTTAACAACAGAAACGGCGGCCTTTCCCCATTTGACGAACCGGCCCCGATTCTCCCTTGTCCAGTCAAGGAGATTTTGAAGAACCGGGGCTAACTCTTTTCTGATAGGATAAAGAAAGTTTTTAAAAAAAGTGTCTTTTGCAATAGAAATGGTTTGCCCTATTTCGGGTGCTGTATCTTTTATTACATTAATTGCCCCTTTGAAAGCAGCCGAAAGGCCAGCAAATAGGATCTTGGCCTTAAGCACACCGCCGGTTATCGCCTTCCCCATGGAAGCGGCGGAGTCTTTGAACCCGCCCTCCATACCATCAAGCTTTTTATTTACCTTTCCTATCCCGTTTAGGATATTGGAGGGGTCAAACGTAAAGTCAAAATCAGCCATCGTTTTTTTCCATTTCCTTTTTTATTATTCCCGGAACATCTTTTACTAAATATTCATACTGATCAAACGGGAGGGCTCTACAGTCTGAAAAAGTGATTGATCCATGACAGAGAACCCCAAGCAGAGCAGTTTCCAGGAGAAGGGCCTTGTGGCTAAAATCCATATACTTAATAGATCCAGCCAGCCACAAAGCTCCCCGCACGGCCTTGTTTAATCGGAACGGAGAGCGGAGGCGAAAAAACTAGAGGTGTCCACATCGGCCATCCATATGTTTTTACACTTCGGGCATTTTTTCTGTAGTTGCTGAGATAAACCGTACTTTCTCATTTCGTCACTTATTGATTTTGAGTCCCGAATTGATAAGCGTTTAAATAAAAGACTTCCGTAAAGGTTTCTCCACGCCGGATCAATTTTTTTTTCATTAATTTTGACGATTGATTGTGTGTAAATTTCTCCCTGTAGGTCATCTTTTGATCGTCTTTCTGCATTTATGCAATCACCCAAAGTCGGGTATCTCATTTCTATGTGAGAGATTCGCTCTATAACTTCCCCTTCTGACTTTAATTCAATTGGGGCAGAGAGAGACAATGAAAAAGTTCTTATTTCTTTTAAAAATCCAATCTTCATATCAGATACAAAATCACGGAAATCGCCATCGATCGTCTTTTCCGCAGTTTGGGGCCTTCCACACCTAGGGCAAACATAATACCCGTCGAACCCGTCATCCTGGCTTATCCCAACTACCCCCATTAACGCGATATATTCAGCATCACGGTAAGGCATGTTCAAAACATCGGAATGTTCTATTTTCTCTCCGTTTATACGGGTGCAGCTTTCCACCATCTTCGCCATTGCCGAAAAATCGTGTCCATCCTCGGCAATCCGGCTGACATCCGCCAAGGCCCCGGTATTAGGGGGGGCCACATCCACATCTTCAAAATTCCTACCCGCCGACTCAAACGGTATTGGTAGCCTCATACAACCTCCTAAGGAGTATCAATACTCCGGTCATTACTCCCCGTCAATCGGGGTTACATTCCATGGGACGATTGTCACCGAAACTTTCGCATAGGTCGGGCTTGCCGCATCGAAAGGCGGCTCGGCATACTTTGTGCATTCGCATTGCGGCAACAAAGTCCTAGCGAACTCTGTGCCCGAAGCGTCGGTTCTGACAATTACGACATCCTTTTCTTCATCGTTAAAAAACCAGTCACGAAAAAATTTAGCGGTCGTAGTTGCGCGGGCAATTTTATATTCTAACTCCACAGCCGGGATACTGATTATTCCATCTTGAATCTTTCTTTTGAAGTGGAATTCAGGGACTTCGATTTCTCCTTTTTCCAAAGAAATTTCAGATATGCTGACCAGACCAGCAACGTTATCACCATCAAAAAGAACTCTTTTCTTTTCGCTCATATCTTGAGATTGCACAATTTAACTCCTTAACCAGATACCGACACCGATTTTAATAGAACCGGCCGGGGTGGGATAGGTGAACCAAATATCAACATTTCTTTCCCCGACGTTTAGATCAGACTGGGGGTTATTGATAAGGTCCGCTTTTACATCAAAATGATCTTCGGGGGTAGTTTCCACTCCGTCAGAGTCTTCACTTTGCCCGAAAGTTTCGCCCGTAGGAACCGATCCGTTAGACCCGTTATTCCACAGCTTGTAAAGAAATTGTAAGCAAGCCATTTTATCCTCTTTGACATTCTTCAAGGAATTCGGCGTATTTTCTGAGGACTGTAAAGAATCGACCGCAGAAACTTTAATATAGTTTCTCATCATCGGCCCGTTAGCGAACTGATAGGCGACGTCTGTTGAAGGAGTAAAGAAGTTTCGAATGACGATCCCAATTCCGGTAAGGTCTTGAATCAGGTTAACCCCTGCTTCGGCTATATCAGTCCGATCATAGTCATCGAGAAATTGTTCTCCCACAATATCCTTAACCCCATAAAGGGGCATAGTTTTAACAGCTGGAACATAATGAATTCCATTTGTCCCTATGCTCCTTACCCAGCAGCCCATAACATGCCCGACATTGGGAACCTCTCGATTCGGGGCGAGAGAGGAATTAGCGAAAGGATCCTCTATTTCTAGCCAGTTTGCAACAACGACCATATTAACCTCATCCGACCGTTGATAATTATTTCCCCAGGTAATGATCTGAGATTTTGTTTGATCTTCAGAAATAACAGCCAGCCAGATAGGCGTATCCTGCCGGCTTTTGCAGTAAGTTTCCCCAGCAGAGTGAACAGCTTTCAGCGTAGTTTCCGGGTTAGTAAGAATTCTTACCGGGTCATCATCAAAAAGGGATAGTGTATTGTCCCAGGAAGAAGAGCCAGAAGGGGCCGTCCCGTCATCCCCCCCAGTCATATAGACAGGAAGAGAATCATCTGAAAAAGCCCTCTCCCCTAATTCGCTTTCTGAAGACAAATCTTCTACGACAATCCATTTGTTTGAGTCATGAACGTTTGGAGCATAATAGTCTGTAACTTCGCTTTCCATGGTACATACAACCCGGCCCAGATCTGTCTCTACTTCTGTCTCTACTCCGGAAATGCTTTTCCTGTAAACCTGGATGGTAAACCCTTCGACTGACACCGTATCATCTTCGGCAAGGGTAGTTGAATCGTCAGAAAGATCGCCGTCCCAATAAACGTATTTGTTACTTTCGTCAATTTCAGTTACCTTTTTATAGATGGTCGAGGCTGTCCCCCCAGAGCAAGAAAAGGTAATAATATCCCCTTCGTAAATTCCAACAACGGAATCAAGCTCGGCATATTCTTGTCCTGTCGCGGGGACAGCGGCAGCGGCGGCAGTTGAAAATCTTGTCGCTGCCGTCAACTGTACAGAGGTCCGATTTCCAGAAATCCCATACCCCACCTCTGTTTCGTAACCATCTGTAATTTCTAAAGATTCATTCCCCCCGGAATCAGAAACAGTCCTTGACGCGGAAACCGCGTCGATTGTTCCATCGACATTCCCGAGATATGAGGCCACATATAAAGTGGCGTCTACGCCCACAACAT